ATACAACTTACTTGGTATCTCGCAAAAAAGCATCAAAAGTTGTATAAATAAGTTTATCCCACGGGATGGGAAATAGCATGCCAGTGAAGGCTATTCAAATATCCACTGGTGCCAACGCCATTTGGGTTGGCAACTTTTAAACTCGCTTAATAAAGGAGACTATTATGACATTTGTACCTCAATTACCTGCTGTATTCAAAGACTTTGATAAATTCTTTGTTGGCTACGAAGACACTTATAGTAAGCTAACGAAGCTACATGATGACATTACAAAAAACATTCCAAACTATCCACCATATAACATTCGCAAAGTAGAAGATAACAAGTATGTTATTGAACTTGCAGTTGCAGGCTTCTCTACTTCCGATGTTGAAATCACATTTGAAGATAACAAACTAATCATTTCAGGCAAGACACATGATGATGCAGATAATTTCTTGTTCAAAGGAATTGCTAATCGTGCATTCACACGTACCTTTGCACTTGATGACCAGATTGTAATTGATAATGCTGAAATGGTTAATGGTATGCTAAAAATTGCTCTAGACAGAATTGTCCCTGAGCATAAGAAGCCTCGCAAGATTGAAGTGAAGAATGGTGCATCCAAAACTTCAAAGAAACAACTGTTGACTGAAGATGATACCAATCTTTAAAATCATCAGTGACTACTTTGTGAAGGCATCTAAAAACTATATCGAAGCATACTTAGCCAAATCTGTAGATAGAGCAGACTTTGCTTACCGAGAAAATCAACTTAAATACAGAGGCGTTCTATGAAAAATATTTGGAACAAATTTGTAGACTGGATTCGCACTGCTATAGATGTTAGAGCAGCAACGATAGCAATGCGATCAAGAAAAATTCAAGAAGCAAAAGAAATTATGATGAAGTGATTTCAGAGGGCCTTCGGGCCCTCTTTGATATACATACTGTTGTCATTAACTACCAGAGGAGACTGATATGACACAGCAACAATATGACGAATACCTTGAGCATCTCCGCAATGAGCATTTACAATTAGACAAAGCAATATCCATTCTCGAAATGGATCCTCAAAAATACTATGACGCAATCAGTGAACTCAAAAAGAAAAAACTCAAAGTAAAAGACCAAATTTATTTGACTGAAGGAAAACATAATGGCGCTCAGAATTCTAAGGTTATTAACGGGTGAAGAAATAGTCGGCGATATTGTTAATGAAGACGCAAACCATTATACGATAGAAAATCCATGTACGCTTGGCATTGCCATGACGCATTCTGGTAAGCCCGCACTGAACATGCAACCAATGCTGTTGTTTTCTGAGCAAAAGGTTGTAAAAATCAATCGGCAGCATGTCATGTTTGATGTGAGTGTTGCAATTGAGATTCAAAACAAGTATAATGAGATTTATGGTTCAGGTATTGTTGTCGCTAAAGGTAAACTAATCACCTAATGAAATTCTATACAAACTTTGCAAGACACGGTAATCAGATTCTTGTTCGTGGCTATGAAGATGGTAAACGATTCAAAGATAAAATTGAATACGATCCAACTCTTTACATACCATCACGAACACGAACTGATTATCGTACCATCGAAGGCTACTTTGTTGCACCAGTAAAACAAGGTACAATGCGTGATGCTGCCGAATTTATTAGTAAGTATGAAGAGGTCAAAAACTTTAAAGTCTATGGCACTACACAATATGCTTACGCTTACATCAATGAAACTTATCCTGGTAAAGTAGACTATGATCCATCCCTAATCAAAATTGCAAACATCGATATTGAAGTTGGTTCAGAGAATGGTTTTCCTGAGCCAGCTGATGCTGTCGAACCTATCACTGCTATTACGTTTAAATGTGAAGATAGAATTCAAGTATTCGGCTTGGGTGATTTTGACCATTCTCGTGAAGATGTTTGGTATCAAAAATGTAAAGATGAAGCATCATTGATTCTTCGGTTCCTTGAAGAATGGGAGATGACTGCACCAGATATTATAACTGGTTGGAATATTCAATTCTTCGATATACCATATTTGTACAATAGAATATATCGGTTGTTTGGTGAAGCAAATGCAAAAAGACTTTCACCATGGAAACTCATCGGCGAAAGAACTACAACCATTTCAGGTAAGTCACAAACTGTCTTTGAACTTACTGGTATTGCTACACTTGATTACTTAGAACTATATCGAAAGTTTACATACTCACAACAAGAAGCATATCGGTTGGATCATATCGCAAGTGTTGAACTCGGTGAAAAGAAACTTGATTACTCTGAGTATGAAAGTCTTCATCAGTTATACAAATTAAATCATCAGAAGTTTATTGAGTACAACATCAAAGACGTAGAGTTGGTTGATAGACTTGAAGATAAGATGAAGTTAATTGAAATGGTGCTTGCTCTTGCATATGATGCAAAAGTAAATATTACAGATGTATTCACACAGGTGCGTATGTGGGATACATTGATACATAACCATCTAATGGATAAGAACATCGTTGTACCACAAAAGGTCAATACAAGCAAAGATGCTCAGTACGCTGGTGCTTATGTAAAAGAACCAATTGTTGGTATGTATGATTGGGTTGTGTCATTTGACTTGAACAGTCTATATCCACATTTGATTATGCAATACAATATCAGTCCAGATACCATCATTGATGGTGAACACCATAACGTTACAGTTGATGATTTATTGAATCACGAAAAAACTTATCATGGTGAACATTGCATGGCTGCAAATGGTCATTTGTTTCGGAGAGATACTCAAGGCTTTTTGCCTGAGATGATGGAAACAATGTACAATGATAGGTCTAAGTACAAACGATTGATGATTGAATGGCAAAAGAAAAAAGAAACCGTTAAGACACCAGAAGATAAGTTTGAGTGTGACAAGCAAATTTCCAAATACAAGAACCTTCAGTTAGCAAAGAAGGTGCAACTGAACTCCGCTTACGGTGCACTCGGCAATCAATACTTTCGATTCTTTGATATCCGTCAGGCTGAAGCTATCACACTATCTGGTCAGTTATCTATTCGATGGATCGAAAACAAACTCAATGAGTTTGTGAATAAACTATTGAAGACTGATGGTGTTGATTATGTTATAGCATCCGATACAGATTCAATATATTTGAATCTTGGTCCTCTTGTGAATAAAGTATGGCATGGTAAACCGACGAATGAGATTGTTGATTTGTTGAACCGTGCATGTGAAGCAAAGATTGAACCATTCATTGATAAGTCATACGAAGAACTTAAAAATTATATGAATGCGTTTGACCAGAAGATGCAAATGAAACGTGAGGTCATTGCAGACAAAGGTATCTGGACTGGCAAGAAGCATTACATTTTGAACGTGTATGATTCAGAGGGTGTGCGATATGCTGAGCCCAAGATGAAGATTATGGGTATTGAAGCGGTCAAGTCCTCAACGCCAATGGTATGTCGTGATAAAATTAAAGATGCTCTAAAGATTGTAATGAAAGGTAATGAGTCTGAACTTCAAGATTTCATTGCAGAATTTAGAGCAGAGTTTTCTATGTTACCATTTGAAGATGTTGCATTTCCTCGAGGTGTTTCTGGACTGACTAAATATAGAGATGCAAAGGATCTTTACGCAAAAGGTACACCGATACATGTTCGTGGTGCAATCGTATATAATCACCTACTTGAAAAGCACAAACTGACAAAGAAGTATCAGACAATCAAAGAAGGTGAAAAGATTAAATTCTGCTACATGAAAACACCTAATCCATTTCAAGAGAATGTGCTATCTATTCCGACGGTGCTTCCGAAAGAATTTGGTGTTGAAAGTTATATCGATTACGATACACAGTTTGATAAAACATTTGTTGACCCATTGCGTAATATTATTTCAACCATTAACTGGACTACAGAACCAGTTGCATCATTGGAGAGTTTTTTCGCATGAGTACCATACCACAAGAATATTTGGGAATTAGGACTGCTGAAGATTTCGGTTTCAGTGCAGTAGATGAAACCGAAGTTAAGCAAAGCGTGAATGAAGAAACACTAGAGACTACTGTCATCCGTGAAGTTGTATCAACTTCAAATGAAGCAGTTGCAAGAATTGAAGCAAAGATGGATCAAATTTTATCACTATACAATGATGGTAAATTAGGACTTGATGCTGAACGAAAGCAAATGCAAGATGATGTAAAGAGTAATCTTGTTGAACTTGAAAAACTCATCATGCCTTTATTAGTGAATCTCATGAAGAACCCTGATAAAGAATATATCTACTGGCCAAATCGAAAAGAGAAAATTCAAGAGCAGATTGATAAAGTATTGTCACTGACACGATAATGTTTACACTTCTTCTATTCTTTACCGCTGTAGGAATATCAGCGGTCGCAGCATACTTTTCCATTGTAGGATTGATATCAATCTTTACAGCAAGTCCAATTGCAATAGCAATTATGGGAGGCTCACTTGAAATTGGTAAATTGGTTACAGCATCTTTTCTCTATCGTTATTGGTATAGTATTCACATCACTTTACGGATTTATTTTACTACTACTGTTGTCATTCTCAGTATTATTACTAGCCTTGGTATTTTTGGTTACTTGTCTCAGTCTCATTCTGGTTCAGGCGTGGACTATGTTACTAATACTACTAGAATCGACAATCTTAACGAACGACTATCTATTGAAAAAAATAGATTGGCGATTTTACTCAAGCAGTCTGAAGGCTATGCTCAACCCAACCAAAAGTTGGAGAGACAGATCACCGAATCGCAAAATAAAATTGAGGTATTAACGAAAGAAATTCTACCACTCCGTGAAGCAAAGAACAAAGGCAATGCTGAAATTGGTGCGATTAGATATGTTGCTGAATTGGTATATGGTAAGAATGATTTTGACACGATAGAAAAGTCTGTACAATGGATCATTATTGTGTTAATATGTGTATTTGATCCCCTAGCCATTCTATTATTGATTGCTGCAAATCACACGTTGAAAATTATAAATTCTGGTGTGACAACAATTGAACCAATAGCAATGGATGAAGAAAAACTAAAAAACGTTACAAAATTTGGAGACTAGTATGTGGTATGACATACATTATGATCCTATTGTTATCTTCTATGATATATTTACTCAGGATCAAAGAACTTTGCTACTGAATGAATTTAAAAAGTTGGATGATAAATTTTATGTGGGTGACTATAACGACGGTAAAAGCAGTTTGGTAAATCCTGACATAAAAAGAAATTACAATTTTTGGCCCTATGTTAACAGAGATATTGAAAGTTCAAATATTATCATAGACACTATAGAGAATCTTGTATGGTCAGATAACATGAGAAACATTTATAAACAAGTTAAAGATTCTTTATTTTTGTTTTATGATTATACTAATTATAGTCAAATTCTGATATCAAAATATCAAAAAGATTCAGTATATGAATGGCACAAAGACTTGCTTAAAAGCATAACACTGAACTTCTGGTTGTCTGAAGATGATGTTCACGGTGGTAATTTTCAGCTAATTCATAACAATATAATTAAAGAAATTAAATATCGTGACAATACGTTGATTGCGTTTCCTTCCGAATGTGTGCATAGAGTAACCAGAATAGAAAATCACTGCACAAGATATTCAATTCAATATTTTTCATCTTACATGTCACCGGTGCCATTAAAATCGTGATACATCACTACGAAAAACCATTTACACATGTTATAATAGAAAACTTTTTTAGTTCGCCTGACCTTTCATTGATCGAAACCAATCTCTTGAAAGTTGATTCAATGTTCAGTCACAATCAACAACTGAACGAAAAGCCTAATAAAACATACAACTCAATATGGTTATATGAGAATAAAGATGTTGAAGAAATATGCACCATCGCACGAATAATTGAAAATCGGATGTGGTCCAATGACATGCGTGAAATTTATAAAAATACAAACGATAGTGCATTCATGTTCTACAGTCTAACCGCTGAGAGTCATATAGAAGTCATTAAAAAACATAAAGGATGGAGCAGAGATTACCATAGAGAAAATTACAAATCGCTTACGGCATGTATTGTCATATCAACCAATAGTATGGACATAAATGGTATCGCATTTGTGGCCGAAAATAAAGAACAAAAAACATTGCAATTGAAGTCAAATAGTTGTATACTATTTCCTTCAGAGTCTATGAAATCATTTCTCGAAAAGAAAAATGATATACCAACTTACATGATAATGTACCACGCATCACCAAGATATAAATTTAGATAAATGGAGAACGTATGAGCAATTTTTTTACATCATTAGTGGAGCAGTTAAAAGATGAAGACACTAAAATTCTTGCTGATGGAGGTGCTAGTGCTGAGTATACAGGTTGCATCGACACCGGGTCTTATGCACTTAACGCTTTACTCAGTGGCAGTATATACGGCGGCGTACCTAACAACAAAGTAACAGCATTTGCTGGTGAATCTGCTACAGGTAAAACATTCTTTGTTCTGGGTGTAGTCAAACGA